CAGCTTGTGGATTTATTCCAATTTTACCTATACCTACAACACCACCTGCTGAACCTGCTTCATCTCCTACTCTTAAAGCATAAGCACCATTGGTTTGTGCTGATATTTGTGCAAGACCGTCAACAGTAAGCCCATCCATCGTGGCTGTGCCAGTAACATCTATGCCTGTGGAGGTGGTGGATAGTTTGTTAGCTCCTAAATGTGAAAGTGTAACACCGCCGTCAGTAAGAATCTTAATAGCTTCGTAATCGCTATGTTCTGATTGGTCTACTGAATAGAACGTAGCAACACCGTCACCACCCGAATCTCTACCGGTGTCCAAAAGCAAGCCACGACCTGCCGTATCATATTCACCTGCACCAAACCAAGACCTTACCTGTGCGTTATTTGTGCTACCATCCGTGCTGTAAACATTCAAAACTTTTACTGTGTTTGACCCAGTTGCAACTTTGATGGTAGTAGCACCATCAACAGTCAACCCATCCATCGTGGCTGTGCCAGTAACGTCTATGCCTGTGGCGGTGGTGGCTAGTTTTTGAGAGCCGCTGTAGTAAAGTCTTGTGTCTGCATTAGACGCACCGAAAAGAAACAAAGTGCCATCATTGTCTGTTAGACGTAGGTTACTGCCTCTAAGGTATAAGTCACCTGTTCCGCTTGTGTCGGAAATATAGCTATTACTACCATCATGATAAATTTGTAAGTCATCACCAGTACCGAACGTAGCCTTGTCGTTGTCGCCTAGTGCTATGCCAGCGTTGGCTACTATCTCGCCCGTAAAGGTAGCGCCCGAAAGCTCTGCCTTATCAGTGTTTAGATTAGTAAAGTTAGCATCAACTTCGGTATTAGTTAGGGGCGAACCTTTGCTCGCCCTAGTTACTATAGTAGCCATCGGAAGCCCCTTCTAATTAAGATGCAGTTAAAGTAATAGTCCAAGTTACTGACATAGTATCGTCAGCTTGCTTGTTTACAACAGCAAAAACAGTACGGCAAAGCATAGTGCCAGAAGATGAAGCATTAAATACGCCTGCCTCTGTAACCGCGCCAGTGCCTTCACCCGCTTCGAAAGACGAAACATAGGTAATGGTATTGCTAGAAGCAGAAGTGCTGTCTAACGCTTCCCTAGAGCCTAGAATAGACACTAGATCAGTCTGTCCAGCCGCAGCAGCAGTAGTGCCGGAACCCAATGCCATGTGAGACATTACGCCAGCAGAAGTTCCAGCCATACGCGAGCAAATAAACTCAAGTCCGGAGCTAACCACTAAGTTGTGAATTTCACGGCTATCTTTTACATTGCCGTCCTTATCTTTCAATACTATCGCAACGTCACCGCGCAGCTTTAAGTCTTCGTTAATCATAAATCACCTGTTAAAAAGTTCGGCTTGCGCCAACATAATCTTCTAAAAAATAGTCAAAGGCGCAATAACCCTGACTGCGTATAGAGCCTGTATCGTTATGCCCAATTGTATCACTAACCGCACTTACGCTAGAATAAGAAAAAGCATCTGATATGGTAGACAGGTCAGACCTGACCTTTGTAAATGTCATTTCCTGATCATCATTGGCAGTAGCCTCACCGTCCAGGTCGTCCGTTACCCCTGCAAGCTCATCAATGAACTTGTGAAAGCCCATAGTCTGATTTTCGCTGGCAGATGAAGTATCTTGCAGTGATTTACCGACTGCAAACGTATCAATCTGATCTGAGGTTAAACCAGAATCAACCTGTACTGTTCCAAAATCTAACGCGGCAGAATCCGCAGTATCTGAGCTATCAGATAAACTCTTGTCAACCGATTGCGCTGCAAGATCGGTTACTGCCTGAGAGTCAGATAAAGACTTGCCTACATCCTTAGCCTGAACATCAGATAGACCTAAAGTCTCAAAGAAGAACCTAAAGATTAAAAAGTCGCCAAGCCTTATAGAAGCAACGGCTTTCTTAAACCCTATTTCTGCAACGGCTTTCTTGAATCCTATTTCTGCAACGGCTTTCTTAAAAGCGACTATTGCATTAATCATTAGAAATCAGCCCTTAGATAAAAGTCTAAAACTGCAAATACAGTTTCAATCGCACCGCTAGAATATGTAATTTCTATTTCGCCTTCATAATACCCTGCATCAATATCTAACTGAGTTCCGGAAAAAGAGAATATAGCTTCACCTTTTGAGAATTTATCGCCAACATCTGATGCCGCGAGAGTAAACAGCGTAACAGAGGTGCCTTTCTTCCGAAACTTTAGCGAACAGCTACCGCCAGAAAAGTCAATTAATGAGCCATCATCATCTCGCTTTAATATAGCTTGAATTTGTGGGGCTTGGTCGCCCTGTACTAAAGTATATGTTTGCATTGTATCTGCTCAAATGTGTTAAATTAATTATATCACCGATCAGGGGTCGATGTATCCATAGCGATTTGTGCCTGAGCCAAAATCTGCCTGCATAAATAAAGTGCTAATATCCTGCCTAGAGCTGATTGATGCTTTTAGCTCGGCAATTGCCAAATTAGCTTCTACTGGTGATTCGTAACTACCCGCAACAACATCTTCTCCACTTTCTGTAACATAGCCTATTTCAATCACGATACTAACTCCATTGTGCCTTGGAATCTGGAGATTTTAGTTAGAACACCTGTATAAGATGCTGCCATTTTTGCTGTAGCCCTAAATTCTGTTGCTGTTGTTGTTGCCCCAAAAGTATCAGCCACAACGTGTCTCATTTGCTGAGTATCCCCACCTGGGAGTGATACTTGTATTACGTCAGATCCGTTATTTGATACCCAAGTTCCTACTGCTGCAAACCTAAAAGGACTGAAATAAAGCGTTTCACCTGTAGTGAATGTTTGAGATATGTTAGAAACTAGCAAAAAAGTTCTATTATTGACCGAATCGTAATAGACCCCGTTGATTGCGCCCTGTCCAGTTCCTGAGCTGTTGTCAGCCACCCCGCCAGAGTTATCAAGTTCTGCTAAATGATTTCCAGAGACGTAGATTAGTTGCTGGTATTGATGCGGGAAATTGACAAATACAACCCCATTAGTTGCGCCAACTTGAGAACCAACCGCACTTTTACTTCTTACCTGAAGATTGAAAAAAGCAGTAACATTCCTGCTAGATGACGTTTGATTTTGAAAATAAAAATCAAAAGTTAAATCCACTCTTGCTCTCTTGCTAATTCCAAGTTCTGGGGCTGGCAAAGAAAATTCTGTAGTCTCTTGGTTCGTAGTTGTAAGGGTCAAATTGTCATACATAGATACTGGGAATAATTCGGACACATCACCTGTTAGCTTATTAACCTGAATAGAGTTAGCTGTGATCTGGTCGCCGGTTATCGAGCCATCAACAATTAAATCACCGCTGATAAAGTTTGTGTTTTCACTCCAGCTTGAAGAGGTAGTGCTGTAAGTCCAGGGATGCACTTTATCCGTTGCTGTAGTTGTGTCCGTTGCTAAAAATACGTCACCATTCTTAGGGCTTCGACCTGCTGCGGTAGTAAACTGCGCGGCAGTCGGCGCTGATGACGAATCAGTAACCGCTTGATAAAGGCTAGGAAGCTTTGGCGTAGTGTCTGCCATTGTCGCTACGTTACCCGTAATGGCTGTTGATCTAACGCCAAGACCGTTATAAGCATAAACGGAAACAACATAGTTACTGGCAGGCTCAACTGGGCCGATAGTAAAGGCTGTTGTTTTTGTGCTTGAATTAACTGCTGTGCCGCTAGTTGTAGAGTTGTACCACTGAACCAAGTAGTAGTCAGTAAACGAATCATTCGCAGCAGTCCAGCTCGCATTGATAGTCGGTGTTACAGTTCCATCAGCGTTGACAGTTGATGATGCAGACAAGGCCAGGGGCGCTACGGCAGGGGCTGCGGTATTTCCGTCATACAGGGCAAGCTCACCACCAGCCAAATAATCCTCTTCGTCTGATGAAGCCCAATCATAGATAGCTGCTGCGGTTTCAATCGCCTGCACATTAACAACAATCTCGCCTGATGACGAAAGGGATAAGTCGTAGCCTATAACCTGAAAGACTTTCTGGCTCCAACCCATTTTGGCATTGGTAATCATTACAGTATCACCAGCCCTGAACTTTAACGCCGTCAGGTTACATGGCACTGTAATAGTGGTTTGCTGGCGGGATTGCAATAACGCGAGCTTTGCTATTCTCTGCGCTCTAATGTTGTTAGTCGTAAACGGTAGCGGCATATCTAAATAGATTGGGTCGCCGTCTGCTGTGCTAAATGTAGAGCTTAACTGGGCTGGGTAATCGGCTACGTTATAGTCGTCTTCTTCACTTCTAAATACGCCTTTAACGCCGTTGTATAGCCCTCTCCTGGACTGCTTGGTCTGTACCTCAATACCGCCAACCATTACAGATTCATCAATGGTCACAGAGGGGGCAACGTATGCGCCGCCTGATATAAAATACTCACCGCTAGAATAGACTAGCTTGCCAGCCATACCAGAAAGCATAGCCTCAATGTTTTCTTTCTTAGAATTAGCACTATCAATCACGCCGTCTAAAGTATATCTAGCCTGATTGCCGCCAGCCTCTAAAGGTACGTCCTGATTGCATAACGATATAGCCGTTGCCAGAGCCGTTGAATTGATGTCTGAGGCTGATTCGGCAAGGCCGTACTTTGTGTCACGCAGGTAGTCGTAAATGCACAGGGCTGGGTTTTGAGAAAATTGCCATGTTGAAGGCGTTGCAAGCCGCTGGGTAGAAACTCCCAGAGTGCTATCATAAACAGAAGAGGTGCTATCTTTGCGGGGGTCGTAGACTTTCTTGCCGCGAATCGTTGCAGATATGTTAGGCAGACCGTTAGCGAAAAACTCTGCGTCATACTTTAGGCGAATGTATATGTAAGCCGTATCTAAAAGCTTGTGGTCAGTAGTCCATTGAGTTGATCGAGATACAAGCTCTGAATCGGCTGTTGTTTGATCTCCAAGATGAACATTGACATCAAGGTATGGTTGCCAAGATACTTTTCGGAGCGTTGTTTCATCCCAAATCTTTTCTTGGTTAGCGTAAATCTCTTCAATGGCATCTACTTCATGGCCAGCAAAAGCAATGACCATGTGGATATATTCGTTGTCCTCTTCACCGTCTGTTGTGTCGATATAAACAATGGAGCCGCCCACTTTAATGCGCCCGTAGATCATCTTTCTAGTAGCGTCAGGCTCTCTAACCGAAAACTCTAGCCCTGCTAGTTGCTGCCCCAAACTAGGCTTAGGAATTAAAGCCCTAGAAATCATTGACAATCCAGCGCCGATAGCGAATGCCGTTAATCCTGCCGTACTAAACAATGTTGCAAAAAATCCCGCCGCGCCAATTTGTGCTGCCGCCGCCGCTGTCGCTGACGCTATACCTGCTACCGCTACAACTGCCATTTTATTTCCTTAATAGTTTTGAGTAGATGCGCTCTATCAATTCAAAGCCCATGCCCAATAAAAGATCATCAAAAGGTATATGCACTTTAGTATTAATCGTCATCATAGAAACGTCAGACTCTTTGCAGTAGTCTTCGGCGCATTTTATAAGATTATAACCGGCATAGGTTTTACGGTATTCAGGCAAAACAAAAACAACGTCATTAGACGCAAACTTATGGTCTTTGTAATGTATGCTTTGGCTTACCAAAAGAACGCAATACCCTACCAGCTTGCCTGCATCTCTAGCAGTAAACGCAACTAGGTTTCCAGCAGCATCTAGCCTAGCGTATTCTTTCCAATCTGGGTTTAGTTTGATCTGTCCTTGATGCAACGCCACTTCTTCCCAGTGCTTTTCTAGCAGTGGCTTTATGTCTTCTTTGACGCTTGCTAAACACTCTCTTTGATAGATCATTTGTTATGCACCACAAAGTTATCAACAATAAAAGTATCATCACCATCAACGTCAAGATTAAATACAGGGATTAAGGTTTTTCGTTTGCGTAAAGTTTCTACTTCTTCTATATAAAATTTTCTGAAATTGTCATATTTGCGAAGAGCATCACCAAAGCTCAACTTCCCAGCAATTATTAAATCAGGGTGAATTTCCCTAGTCTTCTCCGGGTTTAAAGACTTCCAGCCTTGAGTGGTTAATATTGGGTGAGAATCAGTCATCTCTAATGAGCCATTAACCGTATACAGCACCCTGTCTTCCATTGGGTGGTGATAGAGCTTCACGACTTCGTTAGCTTCTCCGCGCTGGCTTATAACTAAATCACCAACCTCAACAGATTCAATATTCTTTTCAGTAAAATCTGCCATCAAAACTTTAGATCCTGCTACAAAGCATCCATTTCCAAAAGAAACGCCAAAACCGCCACCGCCACGGGAACCATAGTTTGCGGTAGAATTAGGGGTTGGTCTACCCCAGATTATTTCTTGCTGTGCGATCTTAGAAACAAACTCAAACCCTTTGTCTGCTGGATAGTCAATCTTCTGATCTTCTGCCGTAAACCGGCGAACAGATGAGCGATCAAATGCAATCAGTTTATTCTCAGCAGCGATAGTAATTGTTGAAGTCTCGCCTGAATCTACAATACTCATCACATCCATAAACCCGCTAAACAAAATAACAGGGCTAGAAATGATGTCTGCGTTTTCGTCAAAGGCTCCCAGATACAAGGTTATCTTCCTGCCTTGGTATGGCTCGTCTCTTGCAATGCTTACTAATGACTGCTTGATTCCTGATACGGTAAAAGTAACACCATTAGCGGTAAGTTCTTCTGATTCTCTTACAGGGCTGATAGCCATTAGGTCGCCAGTTCCAACGTAAGTATCACCGCCGTAAACCAAATTGCCTAAGCCAGACCATAAGTCTAAATCACCAGAATCAAACTCCATCTTAACCAGATAGATTGGACGGACTAACTCAGCAGACGCAACCGCCTGCATCTCTGTGCTTAATGTTCTGCTCATTATAAAGCCTCGACAAACGCAAAGGTAAACCCATAGATTGAAGCCGTATCAACTGACCAGCCAATATCATTGGATGATAATCGCCAGAGGCTCTTTGGGAAGGTGAAATCTAAAGCAGTGCTAGTAGTCACAGCAGCCCTCAATGGCGGCTGGAATGATAACACGTTAGCGCCTGACGCTTTATCGGCTGTAGCCATATAAAGGTAATCGCCTAGCTGGAAGTAGTCGCCTGCGGCAATTGCACCTGACCCTGCTGTAGTCGTAAAAGACTCTGCGCGAATAGCGGCGCTGGCAACAGATGCAGTAGTAGTGCTAGTGTGCAAAGGACTGCCGAAAGTAAACGTGCCTGACCGACCTTTTAAGCCAACAATAAAAGCCTGTACCGCTTTGGCTTCTGCATAATTCAGCGGGGGTAATGTGACTTCACACTCCCACCTTGCGCCCTGATGCTCATACGCTTGCTGATCAAAGCTAAACGGTGATTCAGATACAGCAACACTACGCTTTAGGCGCATATTGAGGTTTGTGATTCCTACACTTGGAAAAGATAAAGGCACTTCTTATGCTCCTAGCATTTTGCTGTAATTGCCACCGCGCATTTTAGCGTCAGCAACCGCTCCCTTAGCCGCGTTAGCGATCTGAGGCATAAGGCTTGCTATCTCTGCGCGAACTGTCTGCTGCACGCCTGTAGTGACGTTAATGGTCTGGTTGACTACCACACCGCCACCACCTGATCTACCGTTAGGAACAATAGACCCTTGCGCGTTAGGCACGAACATTTCTGGGCCGCGCTCTCCGACCATATAGGGCTGGCCTGATTGAACAGAACCGCCGATTGCTTTGCCGCTGAAGTTGCTAGTATTAAACGGGTCAGCGCCACCTAAAGATGAGCCATACCCGGCAGATGAATTAATGCCTGTCTGGGTGTTACCAGTAAAGCCAGTAATCGCGCTAAAGGCAGCATCAACAATATACTTTTGAATCAGCATCTTAATCAGGCTATCAACTACGCTCTTAGCCATAGACTTCATGGCATCAGCAAAGCTAGCAGCGCCAGTTACGCCAGCCGTTAGCGCGTCAGTCAGCCCGTTTAAACCTTGATCTGTAAGAGACTTTATATTAGCCGTTGTGTCAGGCAGTGCGTCACTCCATTCTTTAAAGCCTTGCTGTAAATCGCTTAAAGCAACTACGGCAGGCTTCAAGTTTTCTGTTACTGCTGTGCCAATGCCGTTAATGCCAGCTATTAAAGCTGTAAAAGTTTCTTGTACACCTTCAGAATTTATCAGCTCCCCTAAATTGAGCGTGGGGAATGTTTCGTTCATTCTTGCAAGGTGCGCTTCTTCTTTTGCAATCCTAAGAAATAGCTCTGAAATCTTATCGGCTTTTTGTTGTAGTCCTTTAGTCTTCCCCGCCGCTTGTAGTACAGTTATTGAATTATTTAACTCTTGAATCTTTTTGTTGGCATGAGCTATAGAATCAAGAGTTGCATTCTGGTCAAACTTTTTAATAAAGCCGGTAGCCTTGTTAAAAAACTTGCTGACTGCGCCAAGCATAGTATCTAAGGATAAAATTACAGCTTTAACACCGTTTAAAAAGCTAACGGCCATTGACTTTGCGAACGCTTCAATCCCGCCCTTAGCCTCTTGTATCTTTAAAATGTAGGCTGTAAAAGCCGTCACCATAGTTTCGATTGCGGGCGCTAGAGCGGCTGAGAACTGATCTTTCAATCCCTTGCTTATTGATAATAAGTCTGTGAGAGCATCGTTTGCCCTTTCAACTCCACCAGCAGCTTCGCTTGACATCACAAGACCTAAAGCCTTTGCCCTGCCAAACATCTCCTCAAGACCAGCTTCACCGAGCGCCAAGGTATTCACCAAAGCCGCGCCCTCACTATCAAACAGCTTAAACGCTATTCTTAGCCTGTCTGCATCATTTGTAACATTACCAAAAGCACCGGCCAGCGAAACCATCTGCTGGTCTAAACTCAACCGTTGTAGTTTGCTGGCATCTAAGCCTAGCTCTTTTATAGCACCTTTAGCTTCACCCGTACCTTTAGCAGCTTCTGCCGTTCGCCTGGTAAACCGCTGCATTGCCATATCGAGGGTGTTGGTTTGCACGCCAGTTCTTTCGGCGGCATAACGTAGAGCTGATAGAGCCTCTGTTGTCGTACCGATCTTGTCGGCAGTTTTCTTGAGGGAATCGGTTGCGTTTAAAGATGATTTAACCAGGTAGCCGAAACCAGCTACACCAGCTACGCCAATTAAAGCAGTCTTCATACTAAAGATAGCTGAAGTAACACCCTTTAAGGATTTTCCGACTGCACCAAAAGCAGGTTTAGTCTTGTCAAAAGCCTTAATTACAATGCTTACATTTTCAGCCATCGGATTCGCTCATTATTTGAAAGTAAGCCAGCCACTCGTAAAAGTGATTAACCGGCATTGCTTCTGCTTCTGCAATTGTTAGGTGAAGCCGATCAGCCAAGGATAATAAATTCATCCTAAACGAATCGGCTTTTAGTTTTTTGCTGCCACCTCGACAGATTCAATCTGAGCAAACATCTGATTAGCAATGTCAGAAATAACGGCAGTTTCTTCGCCCATTAAATCCATGCGATCTTCAGCAGACCCGAACAGCTTGTTGCCGCCTTCGTCTTCTGCTTTCATGCAGATCAAATCGACCATAGAGCCGATAGTGGTGTTACTTAAAAAGTCAGGGTGCTTCTTCTGTAACTGATCTAAGTCGTAGCAAGTAATACTCCTGCAATACAACTTAAACGCTCCAGAGTCGTCACCCCATTCAGGCACGATTACTTCACGCGCCTCTAACTTTCTTCTGCTTCTTAACTCTTTAGCTAATCCCATGGTTTATCCCCTTTAGTTAATTAAACTTGCGCTTCGGTTACTGCTCCGCTGCATTGGATTGAAAAGCTTGCTTCTACCATACCATCAAACGCGCCAGTGATAGAGCGTGAAGTGACAATACCATTACCAGAAAAGAAAGTTTCGCCGGAGCCATTGCCTGTAGGATAGATTTCAAAATCAACAGAAGTGCGCTCGTCAAGAATAAGCTGCTGTGCGTCTGCTTCATCCCAATAGACTTCAAGTGATACAGTGTTAGTAGATAAACCTTGCTTATAGGTGCGTGAAAGATCACCGATTACTGAATCTTCGATAGTGTCAGCTGAACCTTCAAACGTGTAAGAACGTACTTCACCAACAGCGGCTACAGTCGTACCCGCTACTTGAAGCTTTACAACACCAGATGCGCCTGTTTTAGTCGCCATGATAATACCTCTTTAATTAATTTAAGTTGTGCCGCGAGTGTATTGGTACAGAACGCGAATTGTCATTATAACCCCACCAATAGGGTCGATAGAACCTTCATCAATCTCAATGCGTGTTACCTGCGTATCAAGGGCAAAGCCCCCACGCAAACGGTCAACATCAAGACCTTCTTCGATTGCTTCGATTATATCATTTCGGGCAGCATCAATCACCGCGCCTTTAACGTAGCAAATCAAATCATAATCAATATTACCCATACGCTGGGTAATCGACCCACCAATGGTAGAATCTCCACGCTCTTCACCTGCGCTCCTTACCAGGATTGCTGGGTACTGGGCATTAGAAAGCTTCTGGAAATCAAACGGCTCTCTAGTAACGTACTTAATGTTCACTGGCTGAATAATGCCTTGTAGCGTTGCAACTAGATTTTCAGCTATCTTTTCTCTGATGCTCATTTTAAGTTCCTAAAGAATATTTCGCCTAGCTTCTTTTCTTCCTTCTGGCTGAAGCCAAAGAAAGGCCGCTTCTTGTCATTCATTGCCGCCTTCTTAGACTCTGTAGCTCGGCTAAAGAATATCTCCGCTTGCCTACCGTTAGCCCTAGTAGTCATAGAGCCAAGCATCTTTCCCGTAAACTGCAAATCAGGTATTTCGCCACGCCCTTTTGATCTTCTAAACGCCGCATAAACTGGGGTGTACTCTGCGAACTTGCCGCCTTTATATCCCCGACCTTCAGCGGTACGATCCTCGATAATGTTTACGCCAGCCTGGGCAGTACGGGATAACGCACGCTTTACACTATCCGATAGCTCTTTGCCTTTCTTGCCGACACGCCTGGCAATGTCTTTGGCGTTTGATTTTATCTTTATTTCCATTAACGAACTAGCCGACCGTGATTGATGGGGGTCTTTTCGTCTTCGTCAATTGTGCCGTTGTTGTCATCGTCATACTCAACGCCATCTTGAAATACAGCCTCAAGCTCTTCAGCATAACGGGACTTGTAAAAGCTGATCATGTTTTGGAAGCGATCACCATCCACCCAGTTTGTAAGCTGGGGTAATGCGTACTTCCACAGAACCAAATACGCGGCGGTTTTAGTCCACTGCGAATCAGTTAAGTATTCGGGTTTAAGCTCACCAGAAATGCCGCGCTTTTCCCACCAGCGGTTTCTGATTTCACGCTCAATATCTGCTTGCGCCTTTGGGTGTTCCGCATCAAAGAAATCAATGCCCAGATTTAAGATGTCGGGAACCAACTGCATCAAGTCTGCATCTGTAGAGAATGCCATGTTATACCTCAGTAAAACCCCACCCTCCGAAGAGGGCAGGGAATCTATCACTTAAAGTACGGAGTCAAAAGTCATCTTAACACCGAAGCTATCGTCCAACTCGCCAACACCGTAAACGGCAGTAGCGTTCAGCTCGAATGCACGCAAAGAAGCGTCACGCTGAGTCTCGATACCAAAGTCTTTCTTGATAGCGATTGCGATTGCTTCTGGGGCAAATACTGCACCAATTGAATCACCAGCGCCGTCAATAGAAATATTGGCAGACTCGTAGACGTTGATACCAGCGATAGTACCTACATAGCCGTTACGCATTGCTTCGTTCTGAGAGTCACCACCATTCGGGTTAGCGAAAGTGTTGGTCAGGTTAGCTTTCAGAGCGTATGCCTGATAAGGGTGAACAACAGCGTTAATTACGCCAGTTACCTTAGCAGCACGCAGAGTAGCAGCAGCCTTGAACAGGTCAGCAACAGTCAGCTCTTGACCAGCAGCGCCAAAGGCAGCAGTGAAGCCAGAGAACAAAGCAAGCAGGTCGGTATCCATCTTAGTAGCAATAGCGTTACCAAGAACAGTACCAAGCTCAACAGCAGGGTTGCCAGCGCCATAAGCAGCAACGTCAGTCAGCAAGACTTGTGCGCCGACTTCGCCAACAGCTACAGAAACAGAGCTAGTTGATACAGTGGTAGACGACATGTCAGTGCCTTCGGTCAGGTCAGCAGCAGCGATAGCTGGGTACTTAGGAACCTGAATAGTTTTACCGGCTTCTGAACCGATGTTGTACTGAGTAACAAGACCCATCATTAGGGATTGCTCTTCAGCAGTGAAACGCGCCTGAGCGATAATATTTACAAACAGGTCGTCTAGGGTAGTACTGGTAGTTGCAGCCATGATTTAAATCCTCAAAAGATTAAATAATTAATTAGTAAAATTGGTTTATTTGGGCGATTTCTTTTTCATTGCAGCGAAGGCTTCTTTACCGCCATCGTTCCAATTATCGACCATATCAGCCACAGATAGAGACTTCTGTGTAGAGCCACCAGCGTTACCTTGACTGCCTGAACCGCTTAAAGAGGCTCGGACATGATGAGGATTAGCCGTTAAAAATTCCGCTACCAGCTCACCAGTTGACAGCAGATTTCCACTGTCGTTATACCTTGGTGTGCCATTGCCGTCAAGAACTTCTACGCTACCATCATCTGACAGTCGTAGGTTGTTTCTCAACAGTGCAGAAACTTGGTTAGGATCAACAGCGTTATTAGAACTTGCCGCGCTTAGTAAAGCACCGTCTACTAGGGTTGTTTGCAGCTTGCTCTTGTACGCTTGTATTTCCTGATCTTTCTTTTCTACTGTTGATTTCAAAACAGATTCGAAGTCGCCGCGTTCTTTTTGGCGTTCAATACTAGCCGCTTCTTTGTCCTGAATTAACTGCCGGGCTTCAGTAATGTCAATGCCTGACAATTGCTTCTCGAACTTGCGTTGCTCTCGACCTACACGGTCAGCAACAATACGGTCTAGCTCTGTTTGTGAAAACGTCTTTTCCTGACTTTCTACTGCTGCTGTTTCAGTCTCAGCTTCTGTACCCATGATTTCATCGCTCATGTAACGTGCCTCTTAAAGAGTATTGGTGAGTCGTGATTGTATCATAAGTTATTTATTTCTTTACTTTCTTCTTTTTCTTAGGACGGCCAACCTTGCTGCCGTATGTTCCTTTACCTTGTGGCATAGTTTATTCCTCGAATACACCTCTGAACCTATGGCGGCAATTGTAGCCGCCCCGAACTACGAAAGGGTCGCCGCTGATCTTGCCAGCCCACGATCCCTCCCATATATTGTCAATCTCTTCTTTGGTATACGTCTTACCAACGTGCTTTTCGCAAAAGTCTCTAGTAACCGAATCATCTGGGCCATAGTATTTAAACTCTGTCGCGCCAGCCTCAATAGCAATCTTAGTGTTAACCGTTGCATCAAACTGCATCAGGGCATCATGTAGCCCCTGGCTAGCGTAACGGCCAAGGTTAGAACTTACCGATGCTTTGATAGTGTTTAAGCTCTGGGCAAAGGTAGCGCCTGTTAGGGTGCTTTCGTACAGCTCCTTAGACACCGCATCAAGATAGTTCTGACCCAAGTCCTCAAAACCTTTAAATGTCATAGACTGAAGCTCAGATATAATGTTCGGATCTAGCTTGGTAACGTCAGCATAAGTGTTCAACATCGCAGCAACGTCATCAGCTATCACGGTATACTCACGAACCAAGCCATCAACAGTTGCAAGGTATTCTTCTTCTATCGCGTTGCGTAGCTGAACCCTTGCCGCTATAGCCCATTCAAGGTCAAACAGCTCGCCATCTTTAAGCGGGGCAGTGGCCATTAGATCAGTTATCCGATCTTCCAGCTTAACCAAAGCAGCAGCCAACTTTTCTTGGTGACTATCTGCCCTAGCTATTACCTCCCTGAGCTGATCAACGTCTGCTGGCATTAAAAGCTGCCAACATCAGTTGGTGCGCCTTCCTCTTTAGGCTCAATGAGAACGTCTCCACCCTCTATGTCGTCTAAACCTATCTTCTCTCTAACCTCGTTTGGAGTAACAACGCCAGCGTCTATGTGGTAGCTGTAAATCTGCGTCTTATCTGAGAAGTCGCCAAGTACAGATGCTGTCGCTTCAATCTCTGCGTGAGCCTTTGCAAGGTTCTCGTCATCAAGCACAAGGTCAGCTATCTGCTTGTCTATCTCTTTCATCAGGGTTACAGACTTAACGCCGGTAGAGCGCATTTGCTGAAGGAATACAAGCTCTTGATCATAGTCTCTCAAGTCAAACGCATCAGGATAGAAAACCTCAACATCTGGTGTTACTTCCTGCCACTCGGCAAACAACTGCCAAAGCTGCTCTTCAGCCAGTTCAAGAATATCGGCTTTCTCCGATAGCTTTGCATTCAGCATCTGGAACTCAGTCTGCATTGCCACGCCTGACTGGGTCATTGCCGCAGTACCGCGAACAGCACCCATGTGAGACATACGGTTAATCGACTGCACCTTATCTTCAATGGCAGCGCGTACAGCGTCAAGGTTCTGACCGCTAGGCTGCATCTGATAGGGCTTCATGTTGCTATCCATATCATCCGGCATATTGATTACAGAGCCAGCACCTGCACTTGCATCGGTGTTGTACGTCTTAACCAGTGTCGGGTGATTAGATATGCGAATAAGCTGCTCGATCTCTGACAGCTCTTGGTAGATAGCCTTCTGCATATAAGCAGCATCTGACAAATCACTGATACCGATACCGCGCACAACTGACCGTTGAGCAGGTAGGAAAACAGCAGGAATCTTGCCTAGCGTGTTATCCATGCGCTCGATGAACTCATCCACTTCATTCAGAGACTTCCAGCTTTCAATAGTATCTTCACGCCAGATGCGGTAATAAGTTTCTTTCTCGGTGTCGCTAATCTCTTCGATAGCTTCACGCACTTTTAGATAGACCAGTTTAAAGCGCCCTGAAGCAGTCCTTTCGTATTTCCAGTCCATCACGTTTTCGGGGGTGAACATGGTTACATAGGGGCGAATGTCTTGTGCTAGCTCTTCTGCCTTTGTGCCAGCATTAGATGCGGGCTTATCAATCATCAGCCAAACATGGCCGTACACTGAAGACCAGACCTGGGCTTGACGCATGAAAGCATTGAAGCTTCTTCCGTCTAGGTCGGAGTCTTGCATAAAACTTTTCACGGCTGAATCATTAGCCAGAGAGTTAAACTGCCTGACCGGGGGAACGCGCCACAAAAAAGAACTGTAGATATGCACTATGTTCTTACAGTGATTATCTAATGGGGTAAGGTCAAGCCTGCGGTTGTATTCGTTTTTGTCTTCGTTGACGTATCGAGTCAGATACCCGCCGTCCTTGTAATCTTCACCGCCCATGTAGCTGCGTAGAAAGAACTCCCAGCGATACTTGTTGTTGTCGTATTCTGGGTGCGTGTAATCAATATCTGTGCTTATCATTAAGTCCACCTTGTGGGCTGTTGAATCTTATGTTCTGTCCGTACTGGGAACAGGTATTCTACTAAGTAACCGAGAGCATCATTCATATGGTCGAAGCCGTCCTTGTTAGGCTGGCTTGTTCCTTCTTTGTACGTCTGGCGCTCTAGTCCCTTAATGGTCTGTTTACATTTTGGGTCTATATACAAATGGCGATCACCTCCGCTAGAAAGCAATCTGCTATTTACCGCGTTTATACGATCCCGTACCAGTGCGTGACTGTTCTTCGACTTAACGCTGAATCCTGCGTTCTGCAAAATGCTCAGGTCTGTTCTACCGCCTGCGCTTGTCTTTCTCTGCCGTGAGGCTGGGTCAGGGTAGATTATAGCAGGTCTGTTGCCATACCTAGAACGTATCTCTGAAACCATCTCATCAGTATTACTACCGAACATAACAATCTCATCAATAGCCAGCAGCGTATTGCCCTGGCGCAAACAAACAACGGCACTCATAGGGTCGATGTTAAAATCTAAACCGATATGCAAAGTGCTGCTGTTGTCCTCTATTTTCCTAACCGAATCTTCACGGCTAAAGCCATAATAAATGATGCCGCTGTAGTTGACAAATGCAGCCTCATATTCCTGCTGAAATGTGCGCTCATCTAGGTCAGATCTTGCCGCAGCAACTTCTTCTTCTGGTACGTTTCCACCCTCTAAAGTGGTGTACTGGAAGCTAGACCAATTAGCATCACCGTCAATGCCTTTGCCCCAGATGTCGTAAAAATGATTCCTTCCCTTTGGCGTTCCGATAAATAAGCAGCCGCCCTGCCTGTCAGATAGCGAAGGCCGTAGCACCTCATACCATGCTTCAGGCCGCATATCTGCAAACTCATCTAGGACAACAAAGTCTAAAGCTCGTCCGCGTAGGTTATTTGGCTTCTCTGCGCCCTTTAGAGCGATTACAGAGCCATTAATGAGGCGTAGGGTTAGGCTAGTCTCATTGGTCTTAGAAACGTATTCTGGGGGTATAGAGGCTATCAGCATATCCCAAGCAATTTCTTTAGCAGCGCCGTAGGTTGGGGCGACATACCAGACGTTCCTATTTGGGGCTTTGATTGCTTGCTCTAACAGCTTCCCAGTAGACAGAAAGGTTTTCCCGAAGCGCCTGCCAGCCACCACTGAAACAAAGCGGCTAGGGCAGAGAAAGATCTCACTCTGCGGAAGGGTTAATTGCACGCGGGTCTACCGTGATATTGATTTGCGGTATCTCTTTGACTGGCTCAATGTATTGGTCGCCCCAGTTCTCCCTATCTCTATGCTTTAGATAAAAGATAATAGCCGTGTTGTCACCGCCCATAGCTTTCTCGAACAATTGGTTAGTGATTTTATCCATGCCAGAGCTTCGGCCTCTTTTTATAGCCTCCAAAAACTCTGGGTATTCGTTCTGTCTGTCGTACACTGTAGCGTCTGAAACACCAAGGCAATCAGCTATTTGTGAGATCGTAAGGCCGCGAGAAGCCATCTCAGAAGCTTGCTCGCATATAGCCTTATCAGGTATCCACTTAGGTCGTCCGGTCATTATGCCTCTGCGCCAAATGTTTCTTTATGATTCATTGATGGGTTTTGCAAGATAATGCTCTCTTCGTCTGGTGGTAACGCACTAGACCGCATGTCTACGGAGTCAGCCCAGAGGATTAAAGCGGCTTTAATTTGAAAGGTTGCCGATGGACACTCCAGTATATTCTGGGTGATTCCATCTACCTTAGTCAGTAAATCATACCAGCCATGTTCTTCGCACTCTAGTATACGTTGGGTGATCTGTAACTGTTTCATGTTTGCCTCCCGCATTTCTGCTGTATTGGCCTTAACATAATATCAGTTTTCTTTACATAGTAAAGGTTATTGCATTCTACCATAAAAAAAGACCCCGTTAGGAGTCTCTTTTGAATTCATCGTTGGCTATAGCTGACAGGCCAAGTAAAACTACTGCTATTGCGTATATCACGGATATTCCCTGCTAAAAGTGCGTTAATGTGCGAATTATTGGTGCCTAAAAGTGTTAAGGGGGTAAAACTACCAACTAAGCGGGGAGTATAAAGACTATCGGATATGATCGGAAATGCAGGTTTATTATGGAAGTCATACCATAAATGATATGGGTTACTCTTCTTTATCAAACTCAAATGCTTCATCAAAGCCACTCATAACGTATTGCTCAATGCAGTTTTTTATTGTCTCTTCATTAGGGGTATCGGTATGCTTGTGCGCCCTATGATAACCTGCATCTGTACCTTGCTCAACTATCTGCTCTATTAGCTTATAAATTTTAATTCTCATTGCGATACTCCAGCTCATCTTGCATGACTTTGTGCAGTGCTGGGCGCATGGTGGCTTTCTGAGTACCCAGACAAGCCTGCAAATGCTCATCAGTCATATCAGCAATTTTAATCCGTTTGTACGGCTGGTCACTCTGCTTACCAAAAGTTCCCCATTTGACTGCTGCTCTTATCAATTCGTGTGGGTGGTCAGTATAAATAGTTAGCATTTCTTCTTCACCGTGGGCAGAGCATCTAACATAATCTAAACCACCATCTAAAATGTACTTTTTGCCGTTGGCATCCATATGTGTTACATAATCGTGGCGATGCTTCGATTCAAGTATTGTGCCGTCAGGTGTACGCATCTTACTGCAAAGTATTTCTGCCATTTGGTTTACCTATTGTACATTTTAAGGTGTATTACACCGTATATTCGGCATTTTTTAAACTAAAGCGCCCTTTTGCGCGTACAGGTGGGCAGTCCTGCGTCTCCCGTTAAACGGTACGCTAGATTTAAAAAAGCTAACTCATTATTCACCCCCTAGCGTAAAGTAATAGGTGGTTCGTTCTCGATCACTGGTGAACCAGGCCAGCTTCAAAGGTCAGGGGAAACCTCGATCTTAATTACAGCGGGTATTACCCCAGGCATCAGTCCGGCAAGTTGTTCTGCTGCTGCCATTGGTGATTGTTGTATTACCCCAAGCGTCTTTTCTAGCCGTTGTGCCGTCACTTCCTTGGGTGTTGCCCCAAGCGTCAGTCTTATAGGTCGTGCCATCGCTTGATCTTGTATTGCCCCAAGCGTCTTTTGTATATGTTAGCCCGGTGCCGCTGTCTCGCGTGTTACCCCAAGCGTCAGTCCTAAGTGTGCCGCCATTGCCTCCATCACAAGTATACTTCGTATTTCCCCAAGCATCGTTCTTATAAACGCACGCAGCGTTACTGCTAGAAGAATAAGCAAACAAGGCGACTAGCGCCACAACTATTCCAATTTTCATAAATGAAACCCTTTTTCTGCGAGCCTCTAAGATTAATTTATCAGCCAAAAGATTTATCTCATCAATCATCTCGGCCATTGCTTTTTCTTTATCGGCCATTTCTTTGTATTTATCGGTCATTATTTAACCCTCGTTGTTAAAAGAAAATTTATTGCGGCACTTCTCAAGCGCAGCCTCTATCAAAATCGCTGGCTTTTGGCTTCTCAGCCACTCGTCCCCGTTCCAGTAGTAACTAAAGTTATGCAAGCCAATTTTATAAAACAAGCCGTTAAGATTGCCAATAGCGTCTTCAGGTATGGCTTCAGTTACATCAATTAATCTTTTCATTGCCCCACCTCATATCCTGCAAACTCCTCAACCGGAATGTTAAAGGTTTCGTTAAAAACGGACTCGACAATATCCGCTAAACCAATTTCAAGTGACAAATAAATATCCTCGCGAATTGATATTGAAATGCTTTCGTTAAACGATCCCCTGTAAAGAACAAAGAGGAAGTTTGAAGGATTGGACGTTTGCGGGGGTAGTACGTCATCCCACCAGCTAGGAAAATTGAGCAAAAAGTTATAGCAAATGTCATCCTTATGCTCGTCAGTGTAATCAATAAAATCCCCAGTAAAATGCTTGTATGAAGGCTTGTAAGCCATTAGCGCATTAGAAAGCCAGCGTTTAAATTCAGGTAGTGAATCAGTCATTAGCATATTCCCTTGAGGCAGTCGTTGAATTCCATGGTTGAAGCCATGCAATACAGTGAGAATAAAACCACAGCGGCAATAATGCCCATGCGGTTGTCTTTTTTGACTTCAGCAGCTTGGTCGATTTGGTTTAGCTGGCTGTAACTAAGTGAATGTTTCATATTGTTCCCTTGTTTCATTGAATGAGGTGTAACTATGGGGCTTTATCTTGACAATGTAAAGCGTTCTGATACAAATAAATCAATTAATTGTAAGAAACCGGCTCATAGCTCTCACTGGCAAGCATTTTTTTATGCTCTTCCCTGTAATGCTTGGCAATCTCAGCCCTCAATAGCTTGTTTGTCTTCATCAAAACCTGCCATTTCTCCCGCAGTATATCTAGATGTCCCTGGCCTTTGTATTGCTCCAGCCAGGCAGTGAAGTCTAAAGGGTTGGCAGTGAAGGTCAGATGACAGTAGTGGCAAAGGCATACAGCGTTCATCATTGACCATCTAACGGACTTTGCAGCCCTGCCGAATATATGGGCGCATTCCATCCTTCCTTCTTGCTTGTGGCAATGCTCGCACTCAAAGCCAGCATTCTGCCTTACAACGTCACTAAACCACTTGTCTGCTGCATCGCGTTTAATAGCCATCTTCACATTCCTGCGAATCAATCAGGCGATTCAAATACCATTGAGCTTTTTTCAGGTCTTCTGCTGGCTTTCCCTTCATCTCATAGCGCCACAGGTATTTCTGTATATTGCCTTTAAGATACCCTTTAAATGCAATTTCGGACATGGATTCCTGAATTGCATCAATGCACTCAATACCACCGCTGGCGTAATGACTAGGGTTATTAACTACGTCTTCTTCTGCCCAGTTACTGTGACATTCAGCCATAGCGTTATCAATGCTATTCTCTACTGCCGGTATTTCTTTTCTCAATCGCTCCCAATCGCTTACATCTGGATCAACCATTATTCTTCCCCTATTAATTCTTCGTTAAATTCAATTTCTGAAGGTATAAGATCCATGCAGCTAGTGCATACACCGTAAGCAGCATCATCGTCACCAAGCCAAAACTCAAGAACACTCGCGCAATCATCACAAAATTTGCGGTGCAGTTGCATAGTTTTCGGTGGAAAGTTAATAACATCACCCATCTTAACCCTCTACCTTAATCTTCACTCGTGAGTCTTCACCATGATCTTTGTGGTAAACCACAGCAGTCATAGAACGCTCTGAACCGTATCCTGAATCTGAATGCCATTGATCTGTGGCAGTTAGGCTACCCCAATGCTCAAAGTGCATAGAGCCGACCTCTCTGGCCGTGTGATGATGAATATGCCCAAGGTGACAGTATCTGTTCTTGGACTGGCTCCATTGATCATCAAGGTTCTTAATAACTACCTGCAAGATCTGCTCGTGCTTCATTCGGTCGCCGTGATGAAATACGAACAGGTTGTTGTGCCACTGGTAGTGAATGAACTTGGAATAGTTTTGTAGGACGTTGACGCGCTTCTCTGTGCTGTAAAGCAGCTCAAGGCAACTCGACAAATGGCAAGCCATATCTGAATCATGGTTGCCCCTGACGTTAATTACTACAACCTCTCTGTGCGTCTCTAGCATCTTATCAATAAGAACCTGAAACAATCGGCCAGCTAGCTTAAAGGTCTTTCCGATACGGGTATCAACATCAACCGGGGTGCCTTTAGTAGTAGTGTTGGCGCTGCTGTCAGCGTGAAAAAAATCACCTACGTTCAGCAATACTCCTACTTCCGCATTTCCTACCCTGTTGGCTAGTCGGTCAGTTGATTCAACTAGTATTTTGGTCGCTATCTTAACGTCCCAATCATCGTCATCAACTTTAGTTTCGCTGTCGGCAAGCATTCCGTAATGATGGTCGCCAATCATGTACATGGCTAGATAGTCTGCGTTGTTCTTCTTGGGGGCTTTTACTGGCTTCTTAAACTCGCTAAGGTCGTCTTTCATGCCCTCAAGCATAGCGTCCAGCTTCTGCTTCATGCTGAGCTTTATCGGCAGCCTTGGTATTAGAGCCATTTTCAATAACAGCCTGACACACAACCGCCTGCCTTTCAGTCTCTGCAAATTCCTTCAATACGTTCGGATCAATCTTGGCCATGCCTATTTCTCCTGTTTACTCTTTAGCGCAGTGTATTCATTGTACTGCGGTAAGGATAACATTACATCCTTTTGTCCCGCCCAGTGATATACCTGCTCCATAAAGTGAAACATTTCACCCTTATGCTTTGGCAGTGGCATTACCTGATCAGAATATGCCTCCTTCCCTATCGCTATTGAATGAGTGCCAAGAAACATGCTTTTCATCATAAACTTCATGCCTTCCTCTGTAGCGTTGGGAACCTTTTTAACAAAGACCTCCGACATCTCCCTGCACCAAATGTGAAACAGAGCATTCTGCCCTAGTGATCGCGAATCATCGTAACGCTCAAACCTAATGACTAGGGCGCTTGAATAGTCCCAGCTATCTACACGCTTCAACAGAAAGGGTATTTTCTTCTCTGCGTCAACCTTGCTATCGATCTTAACGTAATCGCCCTGACTCATAACTTCACCCTTAACCATTTGTCTGACAGCTTCATGTCTGTAGTCTCAAGGTGTTCATAGAGTGCTGGCCGTTTAAAGTTGGGGCCGTCCGAGTTCTTCGCCCTTACCTCTTTGTCTGTAAACTCGCATTTACCCTTCATTCGGCTGTGCATAGTTTTGTCATTTATGCCAACAATAGCAGCCATTTCGGGAATGGTGTAAGTTGCCCCAGTCACTAAAGCCTCGTTGCTGCCGGTAAAGAGGTAGTGAGTTGGCGGCTTGCCTGCCTTTCTGCCTCTAATTTTTGATTCACGCATTTCTAAGCACCCCATCAAAATAAAACCCACGCTGATCAAGGTAAAATTGCTTCATAACCTGAGCATCTTGAGGGTCTAGCCAGCTAACATCAGTAAGCTGCATATTCATCGTCAAAGACCTTAGCATAACAGGAGTTGCGCCTATACCTGAAGGGTCTAGCTTCACTACCTGCTTACCAATAACTGCCGGACTGCTTCCACCCCTATCTTGTGAGCGTGAAAGCCAGCTATTCACGAAGCGTTTAATGCCGACCTTTGTCTTGCGCTTCTTAGGATTAGCATCAAGCCAAGACTCCATTGCTCTGATCTCTTGGAAGACATCGACTGCCGGATAAGCTTTAGCCCATGCAATCATGTCAGTGTCTTCAGGCTCCCAGCGTTCCCCAGTATTAAGAATCATTGCGTTCCCCCCATCGAGTATTCAGATACATGGCACTTTTCACCGTATCGATTAGTCACTGGAACCATTCGGCTAGTAATCTTATGGCCTTGCTTTTTTAAGTTACTGATCCGTGAAGCCAGCCTAAAGATACCCAGCTCATTCAACGCCTGGATGCTGGTAATGGTTGGGGTTGTAGCTAAGTAATCAAGTAATCGTTCTTCTTGTTTCATTGGTGAACCTCCTACAGTTCTAGTTTAATCTTTTGCTAAGTATATCCCATGCTTTTGCCGCCGTTTGTGGCACTACTCCGTTTCCCAAGAGCCTAATCCTGTCCACCCTGTCGGCACACCCATCAACCACTCTACCCAATCTGGGTTCAGGTGGCCAACTTTGGTCTTGTCCCCACTGTGGTGCTGTACTGCGACATCCAGCGTGTCGTAACTCACTTTGCCGTTGCGTACCCGACCTCCCTGATAGCCCCCCTTGTGATCCCGGGCTGACGGTGTCGGCCAAGATGTAGACTCGCTTTCTCTGATGGAGAGCGCCGACTTCACGCGCACTGAATATTCCCCACGCGCTTCGATAACCATCTTCTTCCAAGTCGCTGATGACTGTGGAGAGTCCAAGCGAGATGTGTCCTTCGACATTTTCAAAGAAGCATCGAGCAGGTCTAATTGATTGGATGTGTCGCCTAATGAACGGCCAGAGATGTCGCGGATCATCTGCACCCTTTCGCTGTCCTGCTGCTGAAAATGGTTGGCAGGGATAACCGCCAGTGATGAGGTCAACGCGGCCTCGAAACAACGCCGCTGGGAAGGTTTTAATATCCGTGTAAATAGGTGCTGGACGTAGCTGCCCTGTTTCCATCTTGTTGACCAGGTTCGCAATTGCGAAGGCTTCGATCTCCACATAAGCGATGACTCTATGTTCAACCCCGGCAAGGTCAAGTCCTCTTTCGATTCCACCATATCCAGCGCAAAACGCGATGACAGTGGGTAATTCTTTGGTAATATCCACATTGTTTCCCCCTACAGTTCTAGTTTAATCGTAATCCCAGCCTGATAGCTTTTGTTGTATTTCAAGCATTGACTGGAAATCAATATCGCAATATTTGCCCATAATTTCAACCCTGATGCCTTCGTCATCAAATGATTCGCAATCAGGATCAAACCAAATTAAGCCATCATCCCCGTCAGTATAAAAACAACCAACGCCAGATTCTGCTATGTAAGTCTTGTAATCAGGCTGAAAGCAACTGATCCAGTCTATAAAATCTGAATTAGTCATTCCTAATAA